GGTCTTGTTACATCTGATACTTGCTTTGTTAGTTCCGTTGCGGCAGCAACACCAAAACCTAATAGTGTCACTCTAAAGCGATACTTTAGTTTTGGCATTAGCAACACTTGGTTGCTAACTGACCCGTTAGACGGAACTGTAAAGTTGTTTAATGAGGTAATTGGCATTTTTAAATTTCTCCTGTGTTCTTGACACGTAATGGAATGTAAATGAACTCTACAGCTTTTACAGGACTAATTGCAATGTCTACCCATAGCTCATTACGATCAATTCTGCTTGCAGTATTGTTAGACTCATCACAAACAACTGCGAAGTCATATAGTGCTCTTAATCCGACCAACTCTAACAACAAGCTCTCTACTGATTGTTTGATTTCGTCACGTGTGATCTTGTCATTTGGTTCAAAGATGTACGGACGAGCAAGTTTGTTTAGTTGGCTACGTAGGTAAACAACTAGACGTGCTACGTTAATACGATCTAATGCTGAAGCATTTGGATCACGTGTTTTCTGACCGTAGTTAACTAGACCAACACCGTTAAAGAATGCGATCGGGTTAATTTTCAAGTCATACAATGTGTCGCGTTGACCGTTGTTCAATGCTACTGTTTGGAATTCGCCGCTCATTGTATCAATGTAACCAACTGCCGTTGCGTTAGTAATGTTACCGCGACGTGTTCCTGCTGGTGCAAACCAAGGATAACTTACGTTGTCGCTTAGTGTAATTGTTTTCAACATCATATGGCTAGCTGGAACAACTGCATTGTAGCCGCCTAAGTCTGTTGTGAAACCGTTTGGATAGAAAACAGCCAAGTAGTTATCGTATGTTACGATACCGTTGTCACCGTTATCTGTTACTAGATTTTGGTTTGTACCCCAAGTTGTTAAACTTGTTGCATCAGCTTCTAGACGTAATGGTGTATCACCAACTACGAATGCTGTTAAACCGCGATCGATGTTCAAGTTAACAAGATTGCTCATTAGCTCTGGATATCCAGGAGCAGCAATAATGTTAAAGTTACGTCTTTCTTCATCACGGATCTCTGAGCTTGTGTCAACAACACTCTTCAACTTGCTTACAACGATTGAACGCTGTGCGTGACGTAGGAATGAACCTGAACCGTCTTCGTTGTTTGGTGAAGCTGTTACCCAACGATCGTATAGTTTTGCTTTTTCTGCATCAGTCTTGCCAATGCTGTAATCAGCTTGCTGTTCGCCACTCATTCTTAGGTTCTTACCTGTTGAATTTAGATAGCTATTGTGATATTGTTTTACGTTGCCACCGCTACGACGTGTGTTCCATAACAACATACCCTTTGGATATAAGTCTGGATCTGGACAATCAAAATCAACGTAGTCAACATTTAATAGGTCTTTGATAGAAGCCATAACATTACCTGTTGCTCCTGACAATCCCCAACGTGCATCGCCGAATAAAACTCCTGATTCTGTTGTTTGATCAGCACTGTCAACTAGAACCCATTTGCTGTTTACACGACGATAAATCTGTGGATAATTTTCAACTACTGCTGTGCTAATCCATAGGTCGTTTTCAACGACATTAGTTACACCGTCTGGTTGCTTAGTTGGTGCTGTTGCTGAAATGATTGGGCCGTTTGTCGCGGCATATACCTGTTTGTAACCCTTCCAACGTGTACCGTTGTGGATCATAATGTCAACTTCGCCAACTGTTGGATTATACCATAGTTGACCATCTTGTGGCTCGCTTAATGGGGCATCCATCATAGCAACAAAGTTTTCGCTTGCTAGTGGTCTCCAACCTGAAACTAGATATGTGTAGTTTGCGCCAGCTGGAGCATCGTACATATTTGCTGTACCAGTACCTGTATATACATTTGATGCAGCACCGTAGATAGCACCAAAAATACCGGCAGTATCAGTAATGCGGATTTCACCGCCTGCTGTATGAGTCAGCGTTAATGACATATCGTCATTTACTGCTGCAACCACGTGATTTAAACCTAGACCAGTTATTTCGTTATAGGCAGCACTGTTAATCGCTGCTGCAATCTTGTCCATATCGCCACTGATATTACCACTGCCTGCAGCAAGTGCTGCTGTAGTGATTGTAACGGTGTTTAGTGTATTAAGACCTGCGACAGATTCGCTAATGGTAAATGTCTTTGCAGTTGCACCAGTGAAACCAGTTGTCTTAGGAGTTGAAGTTATTGAAGTTGTGCCTTTTGCAGCTCTGCGCCAGAATCTAAATGTTGCTGACCCAGGCTCTGTGTTTAGGCCTGTGTATTCTGCTGCATTTGTCTGTACAAATAAACTGTCTGCTGGAATGTTTACACCGCCGCCTGCGCGATCGAGTGAATAGTCAGCTGCGTGTGTGCTAGAATAAATTGGTGCAAGGATCGGAGTCCAAACTTTAGTTACTGTGCTCCATTTCTTAACACTGATGTTAGCACCTAGGTTAGGTGATGTAGTCTTGATCCATACAGAACCAGTTGGACGAGTTTTACCTGTGTCATCTGATTTCCATTCTGGAACTTGTGTATGTGGAGTTTGTTGTAGTTTTGGAGCAAGATATGTACCTGCTGTAATACCTAATACTGACCAATTATAAGCAGATACGTTTTCTAGGCTCAATGCATCATTAACTGTTGAGTCTTGATCATTCTTACCACTGAAATAGATGTACAGCTTTTCACTTGAACTTACATACCCATAGATGCCTTGAGAATTTAGAGGAGTAAATCCAGCTTGTAAACTAGCTAATAATGCTGCCCGTGTAACCCCACTTAGTGTGATAGTGTTTCCGTTAATCTTATATTGTTGTCCAGCTGCGATTGTTGTTGCAATCTTTGTGCTAGAATAAACTGTTGGGTGGCTAGCTGTCCAAGCTTCGCTACCCACTAAAACCCAGGCACTTCCTGATGGATGACTTGACGGACGCTTGTACCAAATTTTAGCCATTTCAACTGCGGCACTACCGGTTTGGAAAACTACAGCATATGATCCATCGCTACCAACACCTGCATTTGGTGCACCGTTAGCTGGATTAATCTTTGTAGAATCATCGTTTGTTAGAACGAGTGGTTTTTGTGCGGAGAATGATTGTCCTCCAACGATTGTCGATGGAGCTGCGTTCCACTCTTGGATACCCCATTGGGTTCCGGAAGTGTCTACCCACCATTGTCCATCTGTTGCTTCTGCTCCCGGGGCTGATGTCTGAGGTTGTAATTGATCTAGGTCAATTCCAGCACGTACAATGAATACTGCGTTAGTTACGCCTAGTAAACTGTACGCTGCTAATAGACCGTATTCGTTTCTTTCTCCGCCGTGTATTGGATTGTTTGTTGCGGTCTTTTCAAAGAAAGGAACACCAAACGTGTCTATCAAATCTTTTTGGCTTGTTATTTTAAATGCCTTACCAGCATTTGTTGCTAGTGTGCCTGCTGCGGTAGCCGTACCTGCAGCATTCATTTTGTTCTCTGCCGTAGCTACGACGATAAGAGGTGTTGTACCAGGTTCAGCTGGTGTGTAAAAACTCTCGTCGATTACCGTAACCGCTACGCCTGGTGATATTAATGATGCCATCGTCCTATTCTCCTGGTAATAGTTTTGCTCAATGTATTTAGCGGTGTACGGAGAAATTGGCTTCTTATGCACACATTAAAAGGGGTCAAAAAGGTGTAAATATCTTTATGAGACCTCTTTGCAAGTGTGGACAACGTCCTAGAGCTGTTAATTATAAGAAAAACGACAAGACTTATTATCGAAGTCTATGTGAAATCTGCTTGGCTCACGGAGTTAATCACGGAATACCACGATGGTATCGTGCAGGGTATAGAGCAAAATTACAGTGCGAAAAATGCGGGTTTAAGAGCCCGCATAAAGAAGTGTTTCAAGTATTTCACATAGACGGAAATTTAGACAACTGCCGTCACAACAACTTAAAAACTGTGTGTGCTAACTGCGCTCAAGTATTAAGCAAGGAACAGATTAGTTGGAGACAGGGCGACCTCGTCGCTGACTTCTAAAAGATTAGCTGACTGTTGATACAGCTGATCAATAGTGCCGTTGTTATCAATAACGATATCAAATTTACTGCCTAACCAAGCCCATTCGCTTGCGTGAATTCCCTGCCGTTTCATTTCATTAATAGCAAGATTTGAACCCTTATTAGCAGCCACAGCGTGTTCATACCACTCAGGAAGATCACCGCGTTGGACCCATACAATAGTTCCGCCGGCATTTTTAATTGCTGAAATTTCGTTAGGGAATCGACAATCTGAAATTACCACGTGATCTTTTGAGTTGCGTATTTTGTTTTCTAAGCTGGCAATCCATATATCATCGTGGAATGATTTGCGGCATACTTCAGTGCCCCAGTATTGTAGTACCCAACGAGGAGTCAGTGTAGGCATTGCCAGTCGTTCGGCCCACCACGGATCTACTTGTTCACGCCACTCTCTGGCTTCTTTAGTACGGCCTTCGAGCATCGTACGATCCCAGCCAAATACATTTGCCACAGCATCTTTGAGAGTGCTGGCAAAACTTTCTCGTCTAAATTCGTGGAAGTTAACTAGATAGTCAGCGACTGTGTCCTTGCCGCTGCCGATAAAACCGCAAATACCTATGATCATAAATTGTCCCCTTTAAAACAATTATAATATAGATTAGTTATAAGGTCAACCGATAATCCAGGTATAGCCGCTGCCGCCGGGAACCAATTTCATTAGATCGTCAATTAGTTTTTCCATTTCAGCCTGGGCTTCTTGTTTAAGTGCAGCACCGTTTAATGAGCTGCCACCGCCTGGTCCTGCAATTTGAGCAAACTTTTCTCGAGCCTGACCTAGCATCATTTTACAGTTTGCTAAGGCATAGTCTTTAATCCATTGTCCAGCATAGGTGTCTTCGATAATAGCAAAGTCTGGTTTGATGTTATAGACCATTAGCATTACTGATTCTTCACCACGTGGACGTTGTTGTATGATCAGCTTACGGCTTTGTGGACTCCACGTAAAGTTAATATAACTACCAAACATCTTACCAATAAGTTCTTGATACTGTGCAAACAATTCATAGGTTAATAACCCGCCCATATTCGTTGATGCTAACAAATAGGTATTTGTATAGGCCATATTAAATGGTTCAAAAACAGTACCTCCAGACCCGCCGCCAGTTCTGCTGCCAACTCCTCGACGGAAAATCTGTCGAACCTGCTGGATTTCTTTTGGTAAAATATACTCGTTTTGATCTACTATTAGATTCAAAAATACATAGCTTTCTTCCACAGCATTATCACTGCGTTGTCGGAATGTTGCTAAACTACGATTTAGGGCGGTTTCATAGTGGATCGGATCTAATTCGATATCGATCATTCCATCGCCTAGCATAGCTTTGCAATAGTCGTAAACTGATTGTTTTGATTGGTCTATTTGGCTCATACTGTTATTTATCGTAGCGGTAAATATACTACTATGCCAAGACTCAGCTTATACCGTCCCGAAAAGGGAAACGACTTCAAATTCATTGATAAAACTATTTGGGAAATGTTCCAAGTAGGGGGTACTGATGTCCTAGTACACAAGTACATAGGGCCCGGATCGTCGTCTGCTGGCGCATCACCTGCTACTCCGAATTATATAGGTGGGCCGCAAGAAACACAGATACAGGATCTACTATTCTTAGAAAATCGTGACCGTAAATACGACCCAGATGTTTATCTATTGCGCGGTGTTTATAATATTCAAGACATTGATTTTAACCTAAGTCAGTTTGGTTTGTTTTTACAAAACGATACTATTTTTATCACATTCCATATTAACGACACTGTTGAAAAAATAGGCAGAAAAATAATGAGTGGTGACGTTATAGAGCTACCGCATTTGAAAGATGAGTATGCACTCAATGATCTACAGTTTGCCCTTAAGCGTTTCTATGTTATTGAAGAAGTTAATCGTGCAGCAGAAGGATTTTCGGTAACTTGGTATCCACATTTATATCGTGCAAAATGTAAACCGCTAGTCGATAGTCAAGAATTTAAACAGATCCTCGACGGTGCTGCGGGCGAAGGCAGCAATCAAACACTGCGTGACATTATGTCAACTTATGAAAGAGAAATGCAGATCACCCAGGCAGTTCTTGATCAAGCAGATGCCGATATTCCGGCCGCAGGATATGATACTACAAAATATTATACACTTCAAACAGATCCACTGACCGGACGTGCAGAGTTAGTCACTGTTGACAATGATTCTATTTCACAATATGATGCATCGTCAAATAACGATGCAGTCAATGCGTCAACGCAGGAGCTTAGTCCAGACCATAATGACTATCCAGGCTATCTTGTTGGTGATGGTATCCCCGGAAACGGAGCACCATTTACTTCTGGTATAGCATATCCTATCAATCCAATTCGAGGACAATTCTGTTTAAGAACAGACTATCTTCCAACTCGATTGTTCCGCTTTGATGGCGCACATTGGGTCAAGATAGAAGATGATGTACGTATGACAATGACCAATCTAGGAGATAGCGACACGACTTCTGGAAATAGATTTGAAGGTAAAGAAACAAGACTTACACAGAAAACATCATTTATCAATAACACAAAGACAGATGTTATCAACGGAAATGTTGTTAAACAAAAGCAGAGCTTATCTAAAGCACTTAGACCACAGGCGGACGAGTAATGGATTATTTTTATGACGGTCAGATAAGACGCTATGTAACACAGTTTATGCGTGTGTTTACAGGTTTCAAATATAAAACAGGCGGTGATGTTTCAGAAGAACGCCACGTTCCTGTGATGTACGGTGATATGACCCGTATGGTTGCCAGCGTGATTAGAGAGAACAGCGAAAATAAAATGGCCACTGTTCCTAGGATTTCTTGTTATATGTCAGGATTAGAAATTGATAAAGAAAGACTTAGTGATCCTTCGTTCGTCAGCAAGGTAAACATTAGAGAACGTGCATATACTAAAGATACACAAACAGGACTGGTTGAATATAAAAATGTGCAAGGTGGTAATTATACCATCGAAAGACTAATGCCAACGCCATTTAAACTCACAATGAAATGTGACATTTGGACTAGCAATACTGATCAAAAATTACAACTACTAGAACAAATTTTAGTCTTGTTTAATCCCAGTTTAGAATTACAGACCACAGATAACTATATCGATTGGACTAGCTTAACTGTACTTAATTTAGATACTGTTTCTTTAAGTTCAAGACAGATTCCCCAAGGTGCAGAAAGTGAAATTGATATTTGTTCACTAGATTTCAATATGCCAATTTATGTTAGCCCTCCAGCAAAGGTCAAACGCCTTGGTATTGTTAAAGCAATTATCAATAATGCGTTTACTGAGGACGGCAATATTGCTGATCTTGAAAACCTTGTCTACGGCAATGTGCCAGGCAATTTTCAAACTACCAGCGAAAGATATAAAGTACTATTGTTTAAATCAACTAACGGTCAACCCTATGATTATGATCTCACAATAGCTGATCGCAATCAACCAATTTTAACTACCGGTGTTGATCAAGGAATGACTAAGATTGGTGATATGATCGACTGGAATACTATTATAGGTAATCGTAGCGGTGGTGCTCTAGTTCCGGGTAGTCAAGTATACTTTAAACAACCTAATAGAACATTAATCGTTGGAACATTTGCGATCAACCCTGTCAACCCAAGTGTTATTGTAGTAACTTTCGAACCAGAAATATTACCGCACAACACATTGATAGACAACACAGGTAAATTAGAAACTGATGTTGGCTATGATATCGGCAGCGGTCGAGGAACCATTGACGCAATTATTGATCCTTACAAATTTGATCCCATTGAAGTGTATGGTTCGCAGGCACAGATACCAACCAACTTAAGATACTTGATGTTAGATGATGTAAACAATAGTGTAAACGTTGGTGGGTTTATTCGTGATGTAGATCCGCTAGATGGCAGCTCACGTGATGGTTACGAAGGTCCTAGGGCCTGGAAAAACTTAAACGGCAGCGATCCAGTTATTGAAGCTAATACTGTTATACGCTGGGACGGTGCTAAATGGATTAAAGTATTTGACCCAACTAACTATGTTACTGGACCAATTGTACAAAATCTTCGTACAGGTATCAAGTATCGTTGGACAGGGGCTGAATGGCTCAAAGCGTTTGAAGGTGAATACTCACCAGGTTTTTGGGGTTTCAGATTTGATCCTTAATAAGTAACTGATGCAACAACGTGCCGGATTACTTTTCTTAGCCAAAACAACTAGACGAATACTGTTAATTCTTGAAAATGAGAAATGGACAGTACCTACGTTTGCTAGGCAAAACATACTGTTAGATGATGCTCAAGTGCTGTTAACACAGTACAGTCAGGGCAGAATCTTGCCTATTGAGTTGTATCTCAGTGATGACCGAGGTTTTGAATATGGCACCTATGTCTGCCTAACCGACAGCGAGTTTTTAACTTCTGTAGTTCCTACATTGGCCTGGTGCGACTTAGATCATCTTCCAAAGCAGCTACACCCAGGACTTAAAGCAACATTAAATAATCAACTGATCAGAACAAAGATCGATACCATATTGGAGTTAGTATAATGTTTACACCACTGCTTAAATCAGAAAGATTTGTTGAAGAGTATGAAAGATTTCAATCAGAGATTGCAAAGATCTCAGACGATATTACCAGATCAGAATTGGAAGGTGAACTGCAGGCATTGCGTGGTGTTGTTCAATCACTAGACGAATCACACGAAAAGGTTACTTTTGGTAGTCGACCCGGACAAGAAGTCGATGACTATCGAGAAAAAATTAGATCTCTACGACAGAGCATTGACACCAAACTTCGAGCCTGGCAAACACATCATTAAAAAAGCCCCTTGCGGGGCTTTTTTGTTTTTAAGCCTGCGCTTCGCCCCAACGTAGAACCAAGTTAGCAACGGTACCGCTACCAGTAGTTTTATACACGTTAATGGCTAGTACGTCTGGTCCATTCGGGAATGTACCACGTCCGCCAATACTTGTCGAAGTTAATTCCTTTAAGTCTTGAAGACTCAAATCAACTGTTGAACCAGGAATCGCAATGAATGAAAATACCTGTTCACCAGGTAGTGCATACTGCGCACCGAACGCAAATGTTATCGTACCAGCAGCACTAATTGTAGTTGTCGCTGTCTGCGTAAACGTCACACGATAAACAGTAGTAGCTCCAAATGTTCTAGTCGATAATCCACTTACAGAAGTACCAGCTGGGAATTTAGTATCACCTGACGAAACTCGAGTGCTTACTGTAGCACCAGCTGCTAACCAACTTACGCTATCAAAGAACAAGAAGTTTTTGTTTTGATAACTTGCTGCTGAACCGGCTGCGGTTACAGTTACAGTGACATCGTTGCCGCCACCTGTAGTTGATGTAGCATTTCCGTTTGAACTCATAACTACACGAGTGTAGCTGGTTGAGCTAATGACAATATAACCTGTGGTAAACGATTGGATTGTCTGGCTACCGATAAGCACTGTGGCTGCGCTCACAGTGTCGCCAGCTAATACCCCAGCGGCTGCCCATTGTGTATCAGTTACCAAGAAGTCAATTCTACTTGAACTAATCGCACTGCCGTAAGTGGCTGTGGCTGCTGATGTAGATGTAATTGATACTGTATTTGATGAACCAGCAGCACTTGAAGCGTTTGCTACCGCAGTCATTACAATTCTAGCGTAGGCAGTGCCTGCGATAGTTGTGTAGTTTTGAGTGATACTTGAAACTGTTTGACTAGTAGTGATATAGGTTGCTGTGCTTAATACGTCAGTAATTCTTAGGTTACCAGCAAGTGCTGTGTAGTCTGCCTGGGTGATTAAGAAATCACTTCTTGCAGTGCTTAATGCACTGGCATAGGTAGCAGCAACTGAGCTGGTCAATGTCAATGATAAATTTTGTGCACCGTTTGTAGCTGCCACAGGACTTGTTGAAGTACCGAGAGCATTCATTACCACTCTGGTGTAAGACGTTCCGTTGATAGTAACATAATCACGTGTCCAACTTGAAATAGTTTGACCACCAGTTAGATATGTTGCGATTGCTATTGGATCGCCGACCGCAAACGGTGTTGTTAGGGCATCGTATGCTGCGGTGGTAATCAAGAAATCGTTACGTGTTGCACTAATAGCTGAACGATAGGTACTGCTGTAGGCAGTGGTAATCGTTAGTGGGCTGTTATTACCCGAGCCAGGAGTTGTATTCGATGCTGGTGCAGCACTTAAAACAATACGTGTATAAGCAGTATTACCTGCACCGCCTGCATACGCTCTAGTTACACTGACAATAGTTGTGCCACCCTGTAAACTACCGCCTGTAATTGCATCGCCAGCCTGCGGCACTAATGTTAACGAATCGTATTGTGCATTAGTAATCAAAATGTCTGTACGTGCTGTGCTCAATGCAGATACATAGGTATTGTTACCGTATGGTTGACCAGCATTAAAACCAAGTGCAGTAACACCCTGTGCCAGTGTACCGAATGACTGTGCGGTTAACGATTGTGTTGTTGAATTAAATGCTCTTGCAGTTAATGCCTGTGTGCTTGCGGCAAATGATTTTGCAGTCAATGTAGTTGTAAATGCACCTTGTACTGTAGCAGTCGAAGTTGATGCTCCACCTGACCACGTCACAGAACCGCCAGATGCAACCTGTGCAAAGCTAGGCTGTCCACCAGTCGCCTGTGATGCTAAACCAACCCAGGTAATCTTCGTTGGATCAGTTGGATAGTTTGCTGGGTTTAACACCCCTTCAACAACAATACCGCCACCGCCGGATGCTACAGGATCAGACGCAATTGAGATATTTTGTAGCAATAGTTGAGCACGATTTAGCAGTTCTCGATCACCTAGGTCACCTGTTTGTGCGTTTGACACACTAGGTGCTAGTCGAATTAAGAACGCAGTATTCTTATCAATGGACACAGAAATATTACTTGCTGAATAGTTAAACAAATAACCACGGTCACTGTCAAACTGTCCGTCAATCATAAATGCTGAACCCCAGTGACTGATAATTGGTGAAACAGTGTTTGATGCTAGAATAACACCAGCTCGAGCCGAATGGCTAGCGGCTGCACCACCTTGGAATGTTCTATTTGATCCAGCTACGAACTGGGTCATTGTTGCACCACGTGTACAGCCAGTTAGACTAGTTCCAGTGTTACCTGTATATCGAATTAATTCGTTATCGATTAATACTGTACCTGCATTTGGGAAGTAGTAGGCATTGGTCAATGGGATAACCGTAACTGAAGCATTGATAGCTGCAGACAGTTGATCTTTTGCACCTTCATTGATAACTTCATAGCGCACAGGTTGGTTACCAGTACGCATATATGCTTCTGAGTTTACGTTTGAATTACGGAAGCGATGAGCAAATACATAATTTCCATCTGGTCCACGTAGCATAAAATCAATAAATCCAGCACCGTACCAAGTCCACTGCATACCAATCATCTGCATTTTTGTTACGTCGATATTATATCCACTCGGCCCTGAGCCGTTGCAGGGATCTAGATTCCACTCGTTTTGAGGTACAATAATATCAATGGTCTTACAAGCACGACCGCCCACTACATCATTAACTCCACGATAGTCTGGAGTTACAGTTAATGCAGTATCGCTAGAAATACTAGATACCACGTGACTCATACCTTTAATAACAATACGATCGCCTGCAGCCAGCTGTTGAGTAAATCGACTGTTAACACCTGTGACAGCATTAGAGTTAGCTGCGAGGTTAATAGTGCCTGCTAGTTGGAATGTTGAAGAACGACGTACAACTGACATTCTAATACCATCATATTGATAGAACATACCGTTTTGGTCATCAAATGTGCCTGAACGTACAGTGGCACCGTGCCAGTGATAAACAGACATTTGGCAAGGACTACCTAGTACTGCTGTTGATGATCCTAACGTTTGTGTTGCAGAAAATTTTAATGTGCGTTCGTCAACGATTGCAGATACTGTATATATACCATTGTATCCAGAAGTGGACACTCCATTAATAATAATCTGCGCACCTACCTGACAGCCGTGGTCGGTATCGTCTGTTGCCAAAGTGATAGTTGATCCAACTGCGGTACCAGTAGCTGATAAACTTGCTAGGTCATAACTTGGTGCAAATAGCGCACCGGTGTTATACATAACGCCCTTACCTGATTGGTAACGTATATATTTCTTGCTCATACGAATCGCTGTAGCACCGTGCGCTGGGCCGCCTGTGCCTAGCTGTACACCACCGTCATATGGTCTATGTACAAAGTAACTGTCTGGACGAGCATACACTGTGCCGGTCAACGTGTTAGCAATGTTACCCTGTGATCGAGCTGTATATCGTAGGGTTGTTAGAGTTGGTGTTGAA